ATGGCTTTAATCAGCAGCTTGAGCGGAATAAACGACGCTTGTAAGGCTGGCCCTATGATTGGCACCTTGCCGACCGCATCGTAGGCGGCTTGAACTCCTTCCTTGAACTTGTTCCAGTGTGTTACAACCCAGACGAGCGCGGCAGCAAGAGCAACTAGACCGATAATGAGCCAGCCTGCCGGGCCGATCGCGCCTAACAGCGGAAGCAAGAATTTGCCGATCTGCAATGCTGTCATGACACCCTTGAGTGCAGGTGTCGTGACCGCACTCACTTTGCCGATCACCGCAATCGCCAACGCCAGCTTGGTGAGATTCTTGACCAGTGGCAGCAGCCAATCTTTGTTCTCGTTGACGTAGTCAATGACCTTGGCCATTTTGTCGAGTAAGCCAACGAAAACGTCTCCGATCTTTTTGCCCCAGTCTTGCGCGTCTTTGACGCCGAACGCCTTGCCGAATCCTTCAGTGAGTCTCTTCCAAGAGTCGCTCAGCCGCTTATAGACGCCGCTCTCCGAGAGCGTCTGCTTGAACTTGTTCCATGCTGGAATGAGACCTGTGCGAATGAAGTCTGCGAGTTTCTCCATCGCTTTGACTCGCAGATTTTGAATCGTTTCAAGGAACGGCTTCGCTTCAGGCAGTAACTTGCGCCACGCCTCGGCCATTTTACCCATCGCTGGCAGCATCTTGACGCCGAGTTCTTCGGACATCTTTTTCTGCTCTTCCTTCAGCTTCTGCATCTGCCCAGTCGCAGTGTTCATCGCCTTGGCGTTCTCGCCTCGATAACTCGCGAAGAACTTTCTCAGTATCTTGTAGCGTCCCATCGCAGACGTTTGGTCACGAAACTCTTTCGTCTGCTGCTTGTTCATGACGAAGCCGTATTCTTCGAGCGCCTTGGTCTTGCCACCGCGAATCGCTTTGCCAGTCGCGAGAGCGAGACCTTGCATGTCTTCCTCAGTTGCGCGTGCGCCTTTGATCGAGACGAGCGCGTCAGCAAGCGGACCTTCCATCTGCGCGATCAGCTTCGGCGTGACTTTGTAGACGGACAACGTCTTCGCGGCGATGTCATACATGTCTGAGGAGACGACGCCTTGCTTGCTCATTGCCTCGCCGTATTGATGCAGAAGATCGACCTGCTGTTTGGCTACACCGACGCCTCGGCTGCGAATCCCTTCGATGCGCATCAACGACGCCGTGAGCGTGCGCGTGCGATCTTCGGCTTCCTGAGCCTGTTTAACAGCGCCTTCGAAGATGCCGCTGAAAACTTTTTTCGCGGCAAATCCTGCGAACGCGGCGCTGAGACCAACGATGCCTAATGACAGTTTCTTGAAAAAACTGCCCATCTTGCCAGCTGCGCGCTCAAGACTTTTCAGTCGAGCCTGCGCTTGCGTCATCGCGCCCTTGAACGAGCCGAGCAACTTCGCGCCTATGGCGAAGATCGTTACATACTCGCGCTTTCCTTCTGCCAAGTTTTCTTCACCTCCTTTGAGCCGCTCTTTCGGCTTGTTGCTCTTGTTCGATCTGCTCTGCCAGCTCCAGCATAAAATTTCCTAGCTCCTTGAGAGGCAGCTCCATCCAGTATTCGACGCCACCGCCAGTTGCGCGAGCGAGTCGCACCGCTATGGCGCGGAGAAGTTTGGTTATACTTTCTCCTCTTCCGGCGAGCTGCCACAGGCTTTTAGGGCTTCGAGTCTCAGCGGTGTGTAATACCTCCTTGGTAGTTTCTGAATGAGACCGAGCGGCACGCCGCTTCCCGGGCGTTCGTTTGGACGATAACCGGCTATCGACAAGATGATCACATGATACAGCGGCTTGAGTTCAGGCAGGGGCGTTTCGTCCCTGTCCGGCTTATACATCCGCGTGAACGTGCGTTCGGCGCGCTGGAAGTCCTTGCCGATCAATCGATCGAAATCGAAGATCAATTCATCATACGATTGACCGTCGTATTCGACCGCCGGATCGAACTTGACGCGGATCGGCAGCTTCGCTGGCTCGATCTCGATGTCGCGATACGCTGACGCAGCTTCCTGCGCGTCGCGTTCTAATTCTTGAACTGTTGGCCCGTCGCTGTCTGGCAGCCGGTTTAACGTGGTCGTGGGAGTTTCGGTCTCTGTTTGTTCATTTGAGTTTGGCATAAGACGTTCATAGCCGATACTCAAATGCCAATCAACTGCCGAATGCGCTGCGCGTGATCGACGAGCTTGGCGCCATCCCACCAACGGCACACCGCGTTCTCTTTGTCGACTTCGAGAACAATGCGATCGTCATGCAGACAACGAAGGCTGATCAGTTCATACTCGCTGACTGCTTCGCCTTTGGTACCGACCTCTAATTTACCGAGATTGAATATTTTCGGCGCGACACCCATGACATATCGCCAGCCGGTGTGGACGATCTGGTTCGTGCCGCTGTCGTGCTGCTGGTGCGCTGCCCATGCGTCGAGCTGCACGCCTTGCTGAACCGTGGCGAACACTGCGTCGTCGACGACGGTGATCCAGTTGAGCGTCACCGAGATCGCTTGGAAATGGCATTGCACTGGCATGTCGACTTCGCCAAAGATGCCGCTGCCCTTCAGAGCGTCGGTGAGGTTCTGCAGGTTTGGCAACGTTACGTCAGCGAGGCCGAGCAAACGCTTGCCAGCGAGGAAAATCGAATAATTTGCGACGTGGTTTGGAACTAACATAGGTTATCTCTCCGTGGTTGTTGTTGTTAAGCTGCAGCTCCTGCGGCCTCTGGCCACAGATTCTGAATGTATGGCACCCAATACTCAATTTTGAAATCCAGCCACTCAGCCGGCGTAGGCACCGCGACATAAACGTGGAAAACGTAGTGACCGTTGAGAATCTCGACGGTCGGGTTCTCGTCGTGACGAAACTCGATGCGCGCGCCGAGCAACGCTTCCTGATTGGCTAGGCCATCGAGCCATTGCTGGATCGAATTGACGACTGCATCGATCAGCCTGCGATTGCCCGGTTCGTCGACCTTTTGCCAGATCGTCAAGACGATCGTGTTGCCAACGAAGTCGAACATCCTACGAACGGGAATGAACATGTCCTTGACATCAGTGCTCGACGGATAAACGGCAGTGCGGTTGCCCCAACTGCGCCAGCCGCCAATCCAGTTGAGCGCAGTGATCACGCCTTGCGAGTTCAGCATGTTCGCGTCGAACAAGTGCATGTTGATCTCGCCGCCGTTCTCCAAGAGCAGCGCGTTCATCTTCAGGTTCTTGTTTGACGGCGAGCAGTAAGGCAGACCGCCGCCACGATACGTGTCGGTCCATTGCAGGAGCGGCCCTTGCTGAGACGCGAAGTGATAGACTTTGCGTTGCGTCAGACCGATCAGTGCAGGCTGACCGAACAGCAATTCCTGCCGAGGAAAGACGATGTTGTTCGTGTTCTTCCACGCATTGACATCTTGTGCCTTGAGCACGGTGTTCGTGTCGACATCGATCAAGCAGGTGCAAGCGAAGCAACCGTTGATGTTCTCGCTTTTCGTTTCCATGACAGAAGCGACCAACGGATCTTTTGAAAACGCAGGGCAGATAATGACACCCGGCACGCGCGCTGTTGCTTGAAACACGTCCTCGATGACTTCCAAGCCCTTGCGCTGCCCGCTGTTGATGTCGATGCCGCCGATGATGTCACCTGAGTCAATGCCGCTCGGATTCGGATGATCGCCTTCGAGCGTGATGACTGAATTGTCGTTTGGAATTGCGCCAGTCGTGACCCGGGTAATGACCCACGTCAGATTCTTCGAGAGCGACAGCAGATAGTCCTTGGTTTCCTCGTAATCCGTGGTGCCGGTGTCGTCCTTCACTTTGATCGACCACGCGATCAAATCCTCTTGCGAATCGACTTGACCGGCAACGAGCGTGAGCTGCTTTGGCGCCATGACGGTCTTGCCGTCTTCAGGGTCGTTCACCGCGATGTAAATCACCGGGAACATTCCGAACTCGACAAAGAGCGCATCCATGTGCTCGCAGAGATCGTATTTTTGCCAATCGGTGCTATAGCCGAGTTCCGCGACCGCGTCCTCGTAGCGGTTGTAAATGCGTGGCTTGTTGATGTAATCGCGGCCGTCCTTGCGTAGGTGCAGCGGGGCGGAGCCGAAAACAACGTTGATGCCCGGATACGCTGGCACGGGCGAGATGATACTTGTGGGAACGTCAGTCCAACTGACGCCGTGTGGAAATGGTCCGAGACTAGGCATGATGATTTTCCTCGATGATGGTTATTGGCTGCTTTTTTTCTTTCATTTGCGTTTGAGTGCGAACCCACCGCTGGACTTCGCGATAAAATGCTACGTAGCGACCTTCTGTGCCGCGCATGTTGCGCGCAATATCGAAATTGAGTTCTCGACGAACGACGGCGACTCGCGCGATCGGTATGAACAGCTCACCGAGAGCAGGACATTGCGCGATCGTCTCATACAGGTGCGGGTAGATGCCGTCGAGAAAAAGTGTGCTGTAAGACAGGCCGAGCTGCGGCACCTGCGGTCCCAAGTATTGCACTTGGCCTCTGATCTGTTTCGGCTGTTGATTTCGTTTAGCCATGAAACGGGAACGGTGCTTCCTCACCAATGTATGGATAGCCAAGTTGTAACTCTGGCAATGCGCGAGCGCTCGGTAACGTCCAATTCGTCGTGATCTCTGCGATGAAATGTGGAAACGCGTCAACGTCGAGCAGCTTCCAGTCAATCGGCATGACGATCGGGTAGGCTTTGTCGATCACGCCTTGTCCGTAACTGGTGAGCGCGATGACGAGCGCTTCAGTGATGTTGAGGCAATCTTGGTAGCCGCCGCTCTCAGGGTTCTCGTCATACATGTTGACGAAGATTTTCGCAGTGATCGTTGTCTCGTTGATCTCTGCGTGACCGCTGAGCGCTTGCACAATGACTGCAGGGAAGTCAGGCAACCGATCGATCGCGACTTCACCTGTCACCGAGCGCGGGATGCGACCGCGCTCGACGCGCGGCGGTTGCTTGAGCGCGAGAGTCTGCGCACGCTCGGTCGGATCGTAAGAGACCGGCGGCTGATCAAGGTCGCGCACAATCGGGTGCTCTGGCTCTGTTGCCTGCGCGAGGTTGAGCGTTGGGTTGTCGAACCGATAACCAGCGACGACTTGCTTGATGAACTTCACCAGCGTGACTTCGAGATCATACACGCTATGCGCGCGGACGTGGAAGTCTGGTTCGGTTATCGGGTGTGGTTTCATTTCACACGTAAGACCAAGCGACGAACGCTGCGCCTGCGCACAACCAGTTCACTTTGTTCAACGTGGTTGAAGGCGAGAACGAGACGACTGCGCCAATGCTGAAGCAAACGGCACCGATGATAAACAGAATTTTTTTCAGGCCCATAAAATCTATCCTTCGCCTCTCGCCAAGACCCGTTGCAGCTCGTAATCGATGCGCTTGGTGAGAGTTTCATCCATTGCTTTATGTGCAGCTGGCCCAACTGAGGGCCGGCTCGCCATAATCGCCGCGCCGATTGTGATGATCTTTCTGATCGGAAGATGAGCTTTCGTCGTGCGCATGAACGGGCCCGTGAAGCCTGTCGGCATCGCAGCAACGAACCCGCCGCTGATCAAGCCGCCGCCGCTTTTCTTCACTTGCACGTAAAGCGGGCGTTTGGTGCCGGGACTTTTCGGTCGATAGACGAACTTCGAAACATCGAGCATACCCTGCTTCACAATGACGGCACCGCTCAGATTTGCGCGATTCGCACCCTGCACCCTGATCGGAATGTCCTTCTGTTTGATGACGTATTCCTTGCGAATTTCGCGCCTGACTGCTGTGCGCCCGCTGTCGAGCGCGCGATTGATCGCTGGCGACAGCACTTTCGGGACGCCGTCCTTGATGCCCAGAAGCTGTTGTCGCAGTCTCTTCATCTGGTTGGCATCAATGCTGAGTTCGACCATATCAGTTGCTCCCGTAGCGTGCCGGCTGCGAGCGCGTCGCAGACAACGAAATTTTGTAACAGCTTTCCTCGTCAGTCACGTCGAGCACTTCCCACGGTTGGTTGGCAGGCGAGTAAATCAGCTCGCCTGCCACGGGCATCCGGGGCAAGTGTTTATGCTCGATGTAGCAGATCACGTCGCCAAGATAGACGCCGTGGATTTTCACGACCGGTTGCTCTTTCGCTGCTTCCATGTCCCAAACAACTTTCGCTGTAAACACCTTGAAGCCGCCGTGACCGTCTGAGATGCGAAACTCACGCCAAGTTCCGAACTCAGATGGCTCGATGAAAACCTCATCGAGATCAGGAGCAAACTGATCACGAAGACTCATGCTGACGATTTCTTATTTGCTTTTGCGGTGCTTCTGGATCGTTTTAACGATGTCGGCTTTGTGGGTCGCACCCGACAGATCAACGCCCTCTTTCGCGGCGGTTTCTTTCAGTTCTTCAACGGTCTGGCCACTCAGATCGTTTTCTGCACCCCCACCACTCAAGTCTTTCAACTGTGGGCCAGCGGCTGCAGGGTAGGTCATCGGCAGTGCTTCGATGATGCGGAAGCCCAAGATGTCTGCTGGCATCGGCAACGGGCAGCTCGTGAGCCTGTAGAACAAGTTGCCGTCATCCTCATCGCCGTAAACGAACGGGATGCGATCGGTTTGATACGTCACGAATTGCTTCGCTTTCGCATCCTCAAGCTGCGTGAACGCGCCGTAGACAATCTTGTTCGGCGTGTTCGTCGACAGCAACATGACGAAGTTCGGCGGCAACATCGGAAAGAGGTCGCCAGCGTCGTCTTCGAAATATTCGCTGTAACTGTAAAGCTCAAGACCCGGCACGGTCCCGAAGCGCACGACTGCCTGATCTT